ATGATTACATTGTAATCTTCAAAGAATGATCGATCCAATTTATAAATTGATTGCCAAGTAGTAATTGTAATTGGATGTTCGTTAGTTTTTTCTTTTCCTGCGTATATTTGGTGACAGCATGACTCAACATCCATCCCATAATCATGAAAGTCCCCGTATAGTTGACTTACAAGACTGGTCGTTGGAACGACTACAAGAATTTTTTCGTTCCTATCCATATAGTAGCGCACGAGGGCGTAAATCATCAGCGATTTACCTGACGCAGTGGGACTTATCAGCAACTTTCGATTATGTCGTAGGGCATCATATACTCCCTCAATTTGATAATCCCGAGGAGTATGTGAGCATATAGAATTCATATAATCTTTTACGCCTTCATATGATATCAGTTCGTTAACTTCAAATGGAAACCCGTAAAATTTATTATCTTCAAAACGATAAGTGTATCCGTATTGCTCGCAGAAAGATACAATCTTATCTAAAAGACCCACATAGATTTGTTTGGATCTCATATCAAACAGATGAATTTCTCCATTCCAATTTCTGCCACGATACTGTGGCATGAACTTTGCATTAGGAACGTCGAATTTAAAATGATCCCTTAACTCATATTCGATATGAGGTTCAGTTTGAATCTTTAAAAAGACTTCATTAGATTTAGATATAACAAGATTAGCTGCGCTCGTATGAATCACATCTTTCCATTCATCTTATTAATATTTATTAACCCAGTCCAGATTGGAATCTTATGAATTCAATTGCATTCTTAATTTGATACGTTCGATTTCCAACTTGCTTCAGAATACTTTCAATATAAACAAGCATTGTTTCATAATAATCAATCTTCAAACAAACTTGAGATAGTTTTTGATCTGCATCGAGATACTTCTGCATCGTTTCTTTATCTCGAATTTTTTTAGGGAACGGACTATCAATATAAACTTCTGGATCTGCTTTACCAGAATAATACTCATATCTTTCATGACGAATATTTCTCTTTTGCTGTTCTGCTTTTTTTCTTAAAAGTAAAATGTTATTATAAAGTTCAAAATATTTTGCATGGAGTGTTGGGATGTTTAAAGATTCTGTATGAAGATTATCCACATCAATCTTTGAATCTTCCTCCCACATTCTTTGTATAGTGTCAAGGTCAAAACTCATAGTTTATTTCCATTCATATCAGTTATATCATATACAGTATACTTGAAAGTTACCTCCGCAGTCAAATATTCAATATCAGTGTCAGTTGCATCAAACTGTAAATTAGATATTGAATATGGCCAAAGATCTTTAAATTTTAATTTGAAATTTGGTTTACTTGAACTTGTCAATACGTGAAGAGTTCCATCTGAATAGATGTTCATTAACTTTGTATCACTTGTGTCAACATATTCCTGTTGATTCTGTAAGGCATAGATTTCTTGTAGACTTTCTGGAAATCCAAGTCCACGAATCCAATTCTGAATCTCCATATAATTTTCAAGATTTTCATCAACTAAAAACCTGAGCGTTAAATCATCAAACTCAATCTTATCGCCAGGAGTATCAATGTTCTTGAGATATGATGGTTGCACTGCAATCCCTAAATTGAGACCAGGAATGTTTGCAGAGTTTGAAAAAAATGCAACCTTAGGTGATCTATTTAATGTAAACTTAAAACCTACGGGAGATAAAAAATTTCTATTTTGTATCTGCGTAGAAAATGCGTTTCCAGTAGCCATTTTTATTTCTATTTAGAATAAAAAAGGGACCCTTTCGGGTCCCCAGTATAACCTTTGTGAAATGGATCACATGAGGTTCTTAACTGCAACGCGACGATAGTAGCGGTTGCTGTTAACACGCAGTCTTCCGAGACCCTGGTTTGTACCTTCAGCGAATGGGTTGGCAACAATACCGTAACGGGTCTTGAAGCCGATTTTTGGCTGGAAGGAGTTCTCACCAACGGCACGAACCATTTGGAGAGGAACATATGGGCAATAGAAGAGACCTGCATCATAAGGCGAAGAACCCTTATAACCAACAACGTAGTACTGGTTGGATCCTTGTGCCAGACCGCTGTTATCAGCAGCCAGGTTTGCCGAATATGGGTCGATATATACGCGATACTTACCTTGGATTGTACCAGCGAAGGTGTTGCCGGTATCATCAACGTTCAGGTTAGCGTTGAGTGCAGGGGTGTAATCGAGAACACCAGCCATGGTCAGTGCTGAAGCAACGTCAGCAGAGCACATGATGATGTTGCCCTTGCCGCGACGAGTTCTCTGAGCGATTCTGTTTGCATCTCTTTCGATTTGGAACAGAAGACCCTTGAACTTTTCAACGGACCAACGACCGTTGGAGTCGATGTCGAGGTCGAATACACCAGCGGTAGCGGTGTTTTCTACAGCACCTTGTTCAGCAATCTTGTAGATGGTTCTGATAACTTCGCGGTTGATTTCAGCAAGAATCTCGGTTGAGAGAATGTTTGCTAATTCAGCCTCAGCATTCAGACCGTGGATTGCCTTGAGGTCTTGAGCGAGCTCGAGTGAGTACTCAGCCTTCAGTGCGCGTGACTTTGCAGTAACGGTGACTTTCTCGATCGAGAATGCCATCTGGTTGAAAGCGTTGCTTCCAGTACCATCCAGGTTCTCTGCATCGCCAGTTGGCATACCCGAACCAACGTTATACGCGGTTGAGGTTGCAGTACCAACGGGGTTCAGGATTGCAGGGTTGGTGCCACCCTGAGTAGTTGTACCGATACCAGCAGCAGCATCAGCGAAACCACCAGTAACATCGAATCCAGCATCTTGACCAGAGAATGCGGTATCAACTTCGTTGAAGAAGCTCTCAGTTCCACTCTGGTTGTTGTAGCGGGAACGCATTGCGAAGATGAGTCCAGTAGGACCGCTCATTGGTTGAACGCCAGCCAGGTCATAAGCGACCAGATTTGGCATTGAACGACGGATCAGCGAGATCAGAACTGGGTCGAAACCAGCGGTAGGACCAGCAGCAGCAGATCCACCAGTGAAACCACCAGTACCGGTTGAGTTGGTTGGTGATTCCATCAGGCTCATGCCTGAGGAGAATGATGCTTCCTCACGGAGGAATTTTTCTTGGTTTTCTAACAGGACGGCGGTTACCGCTCTACGATGGGAATCTTTGATTTGATCAAGACCCTCATAGTTGAGGAGTGGTGCCCACTTTTCCTGCAGATGTTCTGCGTTGAACATTTGCGTGTACCTTTGTGAATGTTTGCGTTTGATTAATCTTAAATTCAGTTTTTAGCAACTGCTTGAAGCGTTCTCAGATATGCAGCCATTGGACCTGAAACGGATTCAGGTGACTGGTCTACACCCTCAGAGAGAGTTTCAGTGTGTGCCTTTGGAGTTTTATTCGCTGGGAAATATGATTCCTTCAGCATCTCCAATTTTTCACGATATTCTTCCTCACTTTCAAACTCAACACTTTCGGCAAGTGAAGCGAGCTTTTCTTTCTGAGTAACAGCAAGTCCCTCAGAAACTTGATCTAAAATCCCATCAGCAACCGACTCTGCGAGACGCTTGTTAAGGGAAACGTTTTTCTCAATTTGCTCGTTGAGTTTTGTCTCCATTTCATCAAGTTTTTCTACCATGCTCTCTAAAACATCATATTTATCTTCAGGGATTGAAACATAATGATCTTCAAAAAGTCCTCTCATTCCTTGGAGGAATGATTCGGTCATTTCGGTCTTCAGACCGTGCTCAATTGCGAGTTCGTTTTCTACGAACCACTCTTCTGAAACGTATTCGAGATATGCATCGACACGCTCAGAGAGTTCTTCTTTGATAACTTCTACTTGCTCTACAAGTTTTTGCTCATATTCTGATTGGATTGCTTCTTTAATTTCAGCAACCTTAGACTTCAGAGCAGCTTCAAAGATGGTCTTTGCCTTTTCTTTGAAACTTTCAGAGAGTTCTTCTCCACCGAGGAGTGCGTTAACGTCGTCTTCGATTTGGAAAGACTCTTTCATTTCTTCTTCCTCTTCGTCTTCTTCCTCTTCTTTTTTGCTTTCTTTCTTTTCTTCTTCGTGCTTAGCTTCTAAGAGTTCTTCTTCATCCTCTTCAACTTCTTCCTTCATACCTTTCATAGGATCGGCAGACTTAGCACCCTTATTGACAACATCTCTGACTTGCTTCAGAGTTGCACCAGGAGTCTTCAGCTTTGCTGAATCATCATCGGGGCGATAGTTAGAAGGATCTGGACCACCAAGATCTTCTACATGTCCAAGTTGTGTACCTGGATCTACCATATGAGGCATCGATTCCGCTGCCTTAGCATTTGCATTTACGGCAGTTTTGGATTGTGTAGTGCCTACTTCCATTTCTTGTAATTGTTTGCCACGAGACATTTGAACTCTCCGTTTAACCTTTGGTTATAAACTATATTTATTTATAATTTGACAAATTACAGATTATTTAAAAAATCGTTGAACAGATTCAGTTTCTGCTCATCTAATTTCTTTTGATCGACAAGAGTATTAATTCTCTTATATGTTTTTACAGCATACTTTTCACGAAGAATGCCCCCATCCCAAACCCATTCTTTACCTTCCATAATTCCCGATACAAATGCATCAGGTGCAGAAGGATCTGCGACAATATCAGCAGCAGTTGCTAACATAAAATCTTCACCGACAACGTTGATTCCTTCACGACTAACACGAAGAGAACCAACACCACGAGAAGAAACACCCAACTTAACACCTTCAGAAATCAGCGATTCTGCAATTTTTCCCATTGGGGTGTTAAGGATTTTAGCCTTACCAATAAAGTTTGATCCATTTTCGCGCAGAGAAATAATCTTATGAGAAACTCGATCGAGGTTCACTGTAGGACCATCTGGATGGCCAAGTTCTCCAAGAGCTCTTCCTGCCTGAACATGATTTTCATTGTATCTGGCAACTTCACGACGAAGAGTTTCCATGGGATACATGCGACCATTACGGTTTTTAATATCGCCCTGAAGGAAAACCCCCTCAATATACAGCGATTTTTTGCCATTGCGCTCTTCAACGACAAACTCTACTGATTCGATTTCTTCTCTGATTAGTTTCATTGTTTTAGTTGGTAAATCCTACTTTTGCTGCCTTAATTGCTGAAGATGTCCAGATAACATCTGTTGGAAGTTTTTCTAAAAATTCAACAGAATTTGCTGGCATTGTGAAAAAATTGGTGGTAGCAGCACCAACAATTGTTGAAACCCCAACGGTGATAATACTACCAGTATCATTATGAAGTCTTACACAAGTTGCATTACCAATACTAGTTGCAGCACCAGCACTTGCACCTGTTGCAACTTCAGTTTCAACTATTTTAGTTCTTTGCATTTTATACCAAAATCCTATATTTTTTATTTATCAATCTATTATTCTTCGTCTTCGGTATAATCGCCAAATATTGAAGATGCTACTGTAGGTTTAAAAGAATCTACTCTTTCTGCCGCTTTAGCGAAAAGTAAATCTTTAATTTTGTCACTGATTTGTGAGGGACTTTCATCAGTGACAATCATATCCATTAATTCATCCATGACTTCTAGAATAAGTAATCCTTTTTATTTATTAGATTTCGCCACCCTTAGGCATTTTAACTTCTGGCGTTTCAACAGATTTTGCATTAATTTCGGGTTCCATGACTGGAGCTCCAAGATCTCCTGCCATCATTCCAGGAATTGGTTGTCCAGTTGCAGGATCAATCACCATGTCTGCGGGATCAGGAATTGTACCATCTTTAATTTCCTTTTCAATAATTGCATCTTGTTCAACAATTTCCTCATCAGTTTGGCGAAGAATCTTTCTACGGATATAATCTTGTGAGAAATATTTGCCAACATATGGTTCTGCTTGAGCAACCATATTCAATCTTTCGGTCAGAAGTTCAGTTTCCTTCAATTCTGCAAAGTGGTTGTCATATAGGAAGTCGTATTGAATATGCTCACTCATTACTTCCCAATCTTCGGGAGTAATAATGTTCTTGAGAATCAATTGCGTCTTCAGCATATCATTGAACATTGCTGAGAATCTTTTTCTCAAACGTCCCACAAACTTGCTGAACTTAACTTCATCTCTTAATATTTCTGATGAACGTCCAAGATTAAATCCACCTTCACCACCAATTCTTGATGTTGGAACATTCAGAGAACGATAGAGTTTTTCTTGGAAGTACTTAATATCAGTAATTTCGCCAAGGTTTTGGCCACCAGGAAGAGTAGTGATCTCAGTTCCTCTACCACCTTCGCGGCGAGGTAACCAAAAATCCTCAAGCATACTCATATATTTTTTGTCATCACGGATTTCACCGGTGTTTGCATCATACACAAGTTTGTTGCGATAACGCATCATAACATCACGAAGATATTGCTCAGCTTTAATCTTAGGAAGATTGCCTACATCAATATAGAAAATTCTTCTTTCTGGAGCACGAGATAACCTGTAAATAACAAGACTATCCTCAATCATTCTCAGTTGATTAAGAGCCTTGATTGCTTTGTGTAAATATGAAAGAGTTGATCCTTTATTTCTATCTACGAGACCCGACGTGCAATAAGTGATTGCATCTCTTGCAATTTTAATACCCTTTTGATCTCCAAGAGATGATGGATTTGATGTTGGATATGTTGCTTGTGGGGTGTAGATAAAATATTCCTCAATTTGAGGAAACTCATACTGCATCGGATTATCCTGATTCATATTGGATAATCTGACACTACGATCATCTTTATCAGTTTTTTTAGTCTGTCTCACATAACGAATTTTCATAGAGTCGATATATCTTAACTCTTGAATTCCTTCCTGGGGATTTTTGAGGTCAATCACTTTATGGTAATAAAGTCTTCCGTCAATATACCAATTCCTATAAATTTCGTGGCATTTTTTATCAAAATCTAAAAGATCTAAAATGCCCTTAAACTCTTGTCGAATTATTTTTTTAATACCATCACTAGCATTGAGATTCGATAACTCAATTTCTACTGGAGTATCATTTGTGTCAGAAACAATAGCCTCATTTACAATATCTTCAATCGCACTATCACATTCTGGATGCAGTGCCATCTCACGATATCTTTTAATTAAATCAAATTCAGTTCTATAAATTCCTTCCAGATCAACATAAGAACCAAAAAATCCACTGGTTAAGTAATGATCAACCCCGTCCTCATTATTAGGAGGAACGGGGGACAATACACCAGGGGATAATGGTTCTTTATCTTCAATTGAGAAACCAAAAAGTTTTGCCATTATTAAAGTGTAGACTTAGATGTACTATTTATCAAGCACCAGAACCAGCAGCCTCGGGATAGAAGTACTGAATTTGGAATTCAACAGTAAACTCTTCAATTGTATCTCCAGTGTCATATGACAGAGGAATATCTGAAATTGAAGTTGGGAAAATATCAACAAACTTATACTGTGCAAGAATATTTGAAGGACCTGAAGTTGTTCCTTCACCTTGCTGAGAAGCAGCAGTTCTTCCGAGTTGATAAACTGTTGCATTACCCATGTAGTCTGCTGGGTTTGTCAAACCTGAACTGTCACCATATTGTGCAACGTTTTGTGCCCATGCTTCAAATGCTCTTCTATGTCCAAAAGCTTCATCATTAAGGATAGTCACGGTCCAAACATCAAAGGTTCTGTCTCCAGCAACCTTCAGTGTTCTTCCTCTAAATGGAATGTCAATTGCAGCAACAGTTGATGCTGGCAGCGCAGCTGCTTTACACATAAATCTAAAATTGTCAGAATCGAATACTCCTGTTCCATCATTCTGAATTCCAAGATTTACTCCTGCTGGGAACGTAACACTAACCTCAAACAGGTTAGGACGAGCACCACCACCAATGAGTTTTGACTTGAACTGTGAGATGTTTCTTGTTGGAATTTGTGCCATTTTTAGGGTCCTCCTTAGTAATTAATTATATGATCAAACAGTTCCTGCAACTTCCTCAAAGCTGACCCCAGTTCGAGTCGCTACGAAAGTTAAGGTTACGTAGTTAATTGACTTTGTTGGTTTCAGGTAAATGTCAGCTCTGAATTCGTTATTGTCAA